AACAATGCTTAATGAGCCAAGCGCTAATAGAGAGTTGATTGCTAAAGCCATAAGTTACTCAGGTACAGAAGCCTTTAACAATTTGTTGTTAGAGGTAGCGAACGAAGAGGTTAGACAAATACTGACTAATTACGGCGAGCACATTGAAAGCATTTACAAACAGGGCACTTGGCGTTGGCGTGAGGTTGTAGATATTAACTCTACAAACAACTTTCGTCGTCGTCGTGCTAGGTCTTGTTATCGGGACTTGGCTAGGTTGATTGACAAGTTTGCACTAATGGGCGAGAAGCACATACAAGACCAAGAGAAAAAGGAGAAGCGAGTAGGTGAGTCTTATGAGTATGGCAACGGTAAAGAATATACAGACGGTTCAGATAGGTGGTATCCGTTGTATGTCTCTAAGCCTGAGTTGTCTTTAACCCATACAGGCAAACTTGGCAGAAAAGTTATCTACACGGATACAGGTAGAGCGATTAAGAATATTGGTCGCTTGTTCTCTGACCCTGAAGAGCGCATATTTACTCGCAAGACTAGAGCGTTAGGGGCAGTCGTTGTTATTGACTGTTCAGGTTCTATGTCGTTAGATGAGAGTGATATCGACGAGATGATTAAAGTCTCAGCAGGTGCTACGGTACTTTGTTACTCGTCAGACTCTATGCCAAGCCACGATAACCCTAATGCTTATGTCGTTGCCCGTAAGGGTCGCAGGGTGCGCAAGTTGCCACACTTTCACGGTGGTAACGGTTGCGACGCACCAGCGTTGATGTATGGCATTAAGGTTCTTAGAGAGAGTTCTCGTCAGCCCGTTATTTGGATTAGCGACGAGATGGTTACAGGCTTAAACGATAGTGGTGGCTTGTCTCTAAGAGAGGAAACAAACAGAATAAAACAGCGTTATGGCGTTATTGTTTGCCCTAATGCTTATACAGCAATACAAACACTAAAAAAACTACAAGGAAAGGGATAGAACAATGGAAGACAAAGACATAATGGCAGAACTACAAGCGATTGTAGATAAAGAGAGTGAGCGCATTAACAAGCCTTCAGACGCTATGTCTGAGGGTCTTGCGATATTTAACAACCTGATGACTGCGTTTGACAATGACTTGCCAGACTCAGACTCTCACTTGTTTATCGTTTCGCCCTTAACGCCTAAGCAAGTTAAGCAGGCTAGGAAAGAGAACATAGCCCAATTAGTTTCTAACGGCTTAAGCGAAGAAGATAACAAGGGTGCTGATGGGGGTAAGGTCGAAATGATTACCGACTCTATCCCAGCAGACGAAATGCTTGGTTTCTTAGGAGACTTTGAGTCTGCGTTAGTGCTTAGTCAATGGAAAGAGCCAGCAGGTATTATCGCTAGGGTTAAACGCAACGGAGAACGCTTACAGGCTATGGCTTTAGGGCAGGTCTTAGTGTTCCAGAAGCAATTAGCAACAGGCGACAAGATAACTAAGTCTTGGGATACCAGCAAAGACACAGCACCTGAGCGTGATGAGTTCGCTAATGGGTATGAGTATAAGTTCTTAAAGAACACTTACACCCATTTGATGACACCCATAATGCTTAAAGAGCAAAGCCCAACAGGTTATGAGTTGGTGCTAGATATGATTAAGACTCGTATCGCTAAAGACATTGAGTCAGACGGCGACAGTTATCGGGGCTACGACAAAGACCCTGACGACATAGACGAGTGAGTTCCATAACAAGAGAAGGGAGAGTGAGGTATATGACTTAATGAGTAAAGTATTAACCCTAGTTGTGTTTGTTGTAGTTTGGTTAATATCAACTGACCATTAGGGCGTTGAGTCCCTTAGAGGCTTTATATCCCTTGTGCCTCTAGGGGACTACACCCTACTGCTACCACTACCGATAGTGTTAATGTCTTACGCATATCGCCTATGCGTTAAGCCCTTAAGCCTTTAAGTTATTCCTAATATGGGGCAATTTTCGCCGAGTTGCGAACACTCGGAAACGGTGCTAGCGTGGTTGGTGTCGTAATCAAACCGATTACGGACTAACCAACTAAACGAAGGGATATCGTTATCACTAAGCAAAGCAAGTCAGGCGTATCTGACAAGTCAATAACTTACCGATGGGGCTTAGTAGTCTCAGAGGTAGAAGGCAAGAAGGTATGGGGTTGCAAGGTATACGAAGGTATGCCAGCCCCAACCGTTGGAACACTCGTGAAGGTGATGAACCATTTCGGGCAGACCAACTGGCAGAAGGTAACTGCCAAAGTTAAGTCAGTAGGCAGGGACTACGACAAAGGCACAATGGCTTACGACCTCTACGAAGTAGAGGCGTAGTCAGTTAGTGGCTTAGGCTCGGTAGGCTTCTAGGCAACTAGGGGTCTGCCGAGCCACCCTACCCTAAGGGGGGGGTAATAGCCGTCCTGTATATGTGTGGATTTGTTACATTTTCTGTGGTGAACGGCGCTAGTTTGTGTGTATACCGTACACAAAGAGCTGGTTAACTGTTACGAATCAACTTGGACTTGTCAGCTCCCCCCACGGTTCGCATCCTTTATGGAGCAGGTCGCCGTAGCCAAGTATTTAGCCGACACCTTAGTTGATGATATATCGTTCATCACGTCGCTTCTCCCAGTCATAGGAGATCTACCCCAGTTACCTGGTGTTCAATGCCCCGCTCTGTGCGAATAGAGTACGGCCCGTGCGTTTAGCTGGTTGTGAGTGCTGCCACTCTAGCACCATGGTGTATAGTTGACAACATGCGAAAAGGAAAAAATATAAATTTTTACGGCTCGCTTGCTGATTACAAAAAATCTGTTAATGAACAGCAGGCTGATGCTGGCGGTGGTGAGTCCGACGCTGTACGTAATCAACTTAGTATGGGGATGGAAGGTCATTTAATGACTGCAATTGTTGGTGGCACTATGGCTTACGGTCTTTATAAGGGAGCTAAAGGTGGATACTTTAAAGATCCTAAATACAAAGGTGGACGCCCTTCGGCTCCTACTAACACAAAACAGTTTTCGCCAGATCACCCAGTTTTTGGGAACAGATCGTCGTCTCAGGAAAGCATGGATTTTGATTCAGCTAGAGCTGCTGAAAACATTCTCAACAAATATAAGGTTGGCGATTATGTGCCCGAGATTGGTGGCAAACTTACTGCCCGTGGAAAATTAAATCTTCAAAACACAAAAATGAATTACATTAATAAAAAGAAATAATGGCTCGACGTCGCGTTAACTATTACGGCTCGCTATCCGAGTATAAAGAATCAATGAGTGCTATGAATGATTCACAGGTTGAAGGTGGTGGTGGCGCTGCAAGCATCATGGGTGGCGGAGTAGTTCCTGGCAGCTATGGTTCTGGTCGCCCAGACACAAGTTTTATTAATGAGCAGCCTGGGCAGTCAACTCCCTATTATGATTTTCCAGATCCAATCAAACGTCCTAAAGATAAAATTAGGGTTGTTCAAATTCCTTACCCTGTCTATATTCCTGTTCGCCCACGCAAACCTGGTAAGGGCAAAGGTGGTAGTGGTGGGAGTCGAGCCACAGAAATAGATTAATGTCCCAAGGTAGAAGGGCGATCTCGGCTGAAGATCGAGCCCTATTCTGGCAAGCCCTACAGTCTGGCGTATCCACAAAAGAAGCTGCACGTATCTCTGGTGTTTGCTACAACACAGCTGTTAAGTGGCGATCTAAAGCAAAAGAAACCGAAGCCAAACTTGAGTTGGAGCAAGTTAAGTTAGCTAAGCCAAGCGGTGGCAGAGGGTCTGTTGAAAAGGACAGACTGGAGATGGTTAACATGCCACCCGTCATTCCAGCTGGCAGATTATGTGAAAGAGCGCAACGTGGACTAGAAGACTTTGACTACTTCCGTACCGTCTATCTGGGTCGTGTTCCGTCACCGTGGCAGGTAGATGCCGCATACAAGATCGTTGCAATGCTGGAACATCCAGACAAACAGTTCATGGTTCTTAACTGCCCACCAGGTGTAGGTAAATCAACCCTGTTCCACGACGTAGCTGTGTGGTGTATCGTACGCAACCGAGCAATCCGTGTGATGATCGGGTCAATCTCTCAAACGCTTGCAAAGATGTATTCACGCCGTATCCGTGAAACCTTGGAGCGTACATCCCCGCTTATCCCAGACCCAGAGATGGTTGCCAAAGGATTGGCTATTAACGCAGAAGGCTGCCTGTCTTTGGACTATGGGCGTTTCAGACCCAACCATGTTGGTGCTCTGTGGCGTGCAGAAGAATTCGTAGTAGAACAGCAGGGAGCTGGTGGTCTAGACAACAAAGAACCAACGGTAAGTGCATACGGTATCGAATCAGAGTTCATCGGACACCGCGCCGACCTTTGTTTGTTTGACGACGTGGCATCACCAGAGAACGCCAAGGAGTCTGTTGCTCGCGACAAACTAATTGAACGTTGGGACTCGATGGCTGAAGCCCGTGTTGATCCAGGTGGCATGCTTGCCGTTATCGGTCAGCGTCTTGGACCTCTTGATCTGTATGCGCATTGTCTTGGCAAGGTTGCTTATGATGCAGACGACTACGACGGATCGGACGTCACCGATGTTTCCGAAGAAGTAGAACCAGTTAAAACTTACAAGTATCATCATTTGATTTATAAGGCTTACTACGAAGAACTAGATGACGGTCCTAAATCTCGTAGACAAGACGCACCAGCATGGCCTGTTGGTCCCTTGCTGGAACCGTTCCGTCTTTCATGGAAAGATCTTTCTTATGTTCGACATAGTTCGCCATCAAAGTTTGAAGTTGTATATCAACAAAAAGATATGGCGGAAGATAATTACTTAATTAATCGCACGTGGGCA